CTAGTAGAAAGTAAAAAAGTCTACGAATTTAAAATTAAAATTGCCAAAGACTGTCCAAAGGACTGCTCAACGCTCATTAAATCTGCCTTGGCCGAATTCCATGTAGAATCGTGTAGCGCAGGAAAAACAACACCAATACAAGAAACCCAGATAGAATTCCCAAATCATTCCAATGTTGCTGTAACAATTTTTGATGTTACAACAAGCTATCCTACGACCAGTTTACAAATTGCTAACATGATTGCAGAAAAGCTTCGTTTTTTAAAAGGCGATGTTCGCGTTCGTAACATGAAAGAAGAAGAAGAGCTGGCCATTAACAGCAAAAATTCTACTAAATCTGGAAAGTCTGTGCTTACTGCTGAATATGAAAACAGTGATAATCAAGGTTTGGTAGGTGAGAAAAAGAAAGAAAACTTTCTTAAAGAACTAACAAAAACTAAAAAAGAACTAGAACAAGTCAAAGGTGTTAACGATACGTTACTGGCCAAAAAAGTTCCTGTTGAAAAACAACCTAAACAATCAAAAACAAAATCTACTGGAAGTAAAAGTCCAATAGGAGGACGATAACATGAACTTTACAGAATTATATCAACGTATTAGAAGCATCGACGAAGGAACTGCGCCCGAACCAACTGCGCCTGGCGGCGTCATCAAAACAAAAAACGCCGACGGTACAATTTCATACAAGCCCAAAGTTCCTGGAGAAAGGCTAACTGGAACAATTCCGGCCCAAGGAGCTAAAGTTACAAGCACAACAGATAACTCTAAAAAAGAACCAACTCCTGCAAACGAATCATTAGAAGAATGTGGAGACATGATGCCCATGGGTATGATGGGTATGAGTGGACCACAAGGTCAACAAGATAACATAGATATGAATATCACATTACATGGTTCAGGGTCAGGCGGTGTTCGTGATTTAATGAACATCCTACGTAATATTGAAAGCAGTGATAATAAAGATGTACACAGTCATGACGTTAGTAAGATATTTGGTGGGGACATCACAGCCGGATTTGATGAAGAAATGTCAGACGGTGGATTTAGTGATGCCAGCACAACACCTGATCCTACTGTAAGCGGACTTGATGCTGTTACAGATCTTGGCGCACCAATCAACGGAGGCGATCACCGCAAGCGTCAAGCTGGATTACCACAAGGTGCACCAATGCACGAAACTTTAGTGGGTCGTTTATCAGCATTGTACAACGAAATCAAAGAGGCCAAAGAAGAAGAGTTCGATGCATTGAAGCATGTTAAAAATCCTACCAAAGGCGAAAAAGAAGCAGCCAAAGATGTCAAGCGTGGTAGTTATGCAGATCGTGCGGCCATGTTGAAATCAGCAGAAGCTGATGATAGATTAAAAAAAGAATCATATAATCCAAATTCAGTAGATGCTGAACATCGTCGTGGTTTAGAAAAATCGCACGAAGACAGCTTGAAGAAACAAGCGGCTGACGGAGACGAGTCAGCTAAGAAGAGGTTGCAAGCATTAAAAGATAAAAAAGAACGTATGCGTAACGATTATAACGCTCGTATGGAAAGATAAACATTCCGTTCAAGATACCAAAAAAGCACCTTCGCGGTGCTTTTTTTATGTAAATAACGTATGGCAAAAAGTTTAGATGGTGTAATCACCAAGAAAGCACATACTCGAGAAAAGTTCACGGAAGATCAAGTTGTAGATTTACTAGCTTGTTCAGATCCAACCAACGGCTACTTGCATTTTTCTCGTAATCATTTTCACATACAGCATCCCGTCAAAGGCAAGATGTTGTTCCATCCGTTTGAATATCAAGAGCGGCTATTACACAGTTATCACGATTTTCGATTCAACATCAACATGCTACCGCGTCAGAGTGGTAAAACAACATGCGCCTCCAGTTACCTGTTATGGTTTGCAATGTTTCATCCAGATCAGACTATTCTAGTTGCCGCACACAAATACACAGGTGCACAGGAAATTATGCAACGTATCCGCTATGGATACGAACTATGCGAGGACCATATCCGATGTGGTGTGGTCAGCTACAACAAAGGGAGTATAGACTTTGACAACGGCTCAAGAATTGTATCAGCTACTACTACTGGTAATACCGGTCGTGGTATGTCCATATCCTTACTATATTGCGATGAGTTTGCTTTCGTACAGCCAAATATCGCCACTGAGTTTTGGACTTCAATTTCCCCGACACTAGCAACTGGTGGTCGAGCAATTATCACATCAACACCCAACAGCGACGAAGATGAATTTGCACTAATTTGGAAGGAAAGTCAGGACACATTTGACGAATATGGAGATGTACGCACAGATGGACTAGGACGTAACGGCTTTCATGGCTTCCGTGCAGAATGGAATGAACATCCTGACAGAGACGATGAATGGAAACGTGTTGAACTGGGACGCATCGGTGAAGAGCGTTTCCGACGAGAATACGGCTGTGAGTTCTTAGTCTATGACGAAACCTTAATTAGTTCATTAAAATTAGCAGAAATGATTGGAAGAGACCCAGTTGAAAAGATGGGACAAGTGCGTTGGTACAAGAAGCCGGTTGGCGGAAATTTATATCTAGTAGCATTAGACCCCAGCTTGGGTACCGGCGGAGATTATGCCGCTATACAAGTGTTTGAATTACCTAGTTTTACACAAATAGCAGAATGGCAACATAATATTACTCCTGTACAGGGCCAAGTAAAAATATTTAGAGATATTATAAAGAGCCTAGAAGAAAAAATAGGCGCAGGATATCCCAACAGCATCTACTGGTCCTGCGAAAATAACACACTGGGTGAAGCAGCCTTGGTAGTTATCAAGGACTTGGGAGAGGATACTTTTCCAGGATTGTTTGTCAGCGAGCCTGTAAAGAAAGGGCACGTTCGCAAGTTCCGCAAAGGATTTAATACCACATTTGGCAATAAGATATCAGCTTGTGCCCGCTTGAAGTTTCTTATTGAAGAAAACAAGATGAAAATCCTTAGCAAAGCATTGATCAGCGAGCTCAAGAGCTTTATTGCTTCTGGCACTAGTTTTAAAGCCAAATCTGGACAACATGACGATTTAGTAAGTGCATTATTGTTAATCATACGCATGAGTGTTGTACTAGCAGATTGGGATCCTAGGGTGTTTGAAACTCTAAGTGTAAACACGGAATTTGGCGAAGAATGGGACGCACCATTGCCTATATTCATTTCCTCAGGCATAGGATAAATATAACATGGATGCTAATTTAGATAAAATTGCTTTGGATCTTTACGGCAAGATACAAACAAGGTTTTCCGATATAACTATCGGAGACGAAAATGCCAATGTGCTGAGTAAAAAGACGGACATTCCAAAAGCTAGATTCTTTGAATTTGAATACAAAGAAGATGGCGAAGATATTGGAACTGTGGCCATTACATTAGATGCAGATGACGGCATAGTGATTGAAGTTAGCGGCGATATTGTAGAAAAACAACACCCAGGCGCATTTAAATTTATTAGAAGTTTTAGAAAATTTGCTAAAAATAGGCTGTTAAATTATGATGTTCAGCGCATGGGTAAAAGCAATTTAGACAAAAGAGACTACCAGTTTCGAGCAAAAGTTAAGGATAATACAATTATGGAAAACAAGCTGTTTGGTACTGCTAGAATAAGCTACCAAGATTTAGGCGAAGCGCGATTAGTTATTAAACATAGTCAACCTGTTAACACAGAACTTGCCGCTGGCAGGACTATGCATATTGAAAGCATTTACGTTGAAAACGCCGCAGGCGAACGTTTCCGTTATCCTACAAAGCACATCAACGGTGCTCGCGCATTGGCAGAGCATATCAAACATGGCGGTCATCCGTATGATGGTATTGGTATGCATATCACTGGACTCAGTGAAGAACTTGCTAGCCTACGTAAATTTAAAAATTATGTTGGACGTCAAACACAACTCAGTGAAGCAATGGGCGAAGTTACCAGCAAGGTGATTGAGCGTATCGAATCAGTTAAAAAAGAAATCCATAATTTACAGCGTTCCGCATACTACGAACAATTTGCAGAATCTTTTGAAAGCCAGGATGAACAACTAATTCCTGAAGCGGTGATGGATGATTGGATTGACCGTTTGACCATACGCACATTTAACGAAGAATTAAAATCAGTGTTTCCATACATCTATAGGCTAGTTGATGGCACACAATTGCCAGTTAAAGAATTAACCGCAGACGATTTGTTAGCAGAAGATGACAAAGAAGATGTTGCTCCTTGGTACAAAGACAAAGCTGAACAAGATGCTGACAAGAAAAAATCTTCTTTCAAGAAACCACACAATCCTAATCGCACAGGCAAAGATGCCGCAAAGGCTCTTGCACAAAAAGGCATACCCAAGACAGAAGCATTGGATCCAGAAGCCGCATTTGAATCATTTATGAATGACATTGTGGAAGGCGACGATGAAGGACTTGGTCTTTTTGATAAGAATGAAAAAGTTAGAAACAACGCAATTCAAGAACTAAACAGGATATTCCAGTCACCGATGACTGGCGGTCCTGGCTCAAATATCAATGTGATAGATACATTATCCAAATACTTGCCTGAAGTAGATCCAACAACCGGTGAAGCATTATTTCCATTAGATGAGTTGAAAAAAGCTGACCCAGAATTAGATGTACGTGCTATTGTGCAAATGGAACTTGAAAGAATTTCTCAAGACAACGATGACATAGCACGTATTTTAAATTCCAATGCTATTGATTTTAGCGGCGACGATGAAGTTGGTGGAACAGATAGTGAGGCACCTGCTGCCGCACCAGTTGCTGCCGCACCAGAAGCACCAGCCGCTGCCGCACCTGCTCCTGAAGCTCCTGCTCCTGAAGCTCCTGCTCCTGAAGAAAATTTAGCAATTGCAGAAGGTATGGCATCATTGAAGGCAAAATTAATCAAAGCAGTGGAATGTGGCGCTGGCCCAGATACTGAATTGGATTTTGGCCACAAGAAAATGTCTTTGCTCAGCGCACTGCAAGAATGTGGTATTAATCCAGCAAGCGTTGGATTTAAATCGCAAGAAAGTGGTGTGCAAGAAATATTAAAGAGTATTAGTGGTTTTTGGAATAGAGATGCTACTGTTACCGAAAGTAATATCGAAGGCAACTTTACTATTGGGCCTACCAGAGTTATTACAAAAATTATCAGTAACTTTAAGAATGGCAACTATAAAAATGCAACCAAGGAAGATGTTAGCCGTGTGATTCACATGGTTAAGAAAATGGATCCTCCAAGTAGCGTTAATCAGCCCGGTGATGAGCTGGGCCACATCAAACACTTGTCTGGAATGGGTGGCACTATTGATGAAGCTTCAACTGAGTCAGCAGATGATTTTGCTAAACTGATGGCAGACTTTAAAGCAAAACATTCAGATGCTGACATTGACGAATTAGTAAAACAATACAAAGATCAAGAAGCTAATGATCCATCATCTGTTAACTACACTAATCAAATGGACAG